AATGTTTCGTTGTATTCGTTCTCGGTCATTGCTTTCTCTTTTCTGTTTGGGTTTATATTTTGAACATGATAAAGGACAGTAGTCGCAGAGTAAGACCGCCTGCAACCATTGACCAAGCCAAATCCTCTACCGTCATTTGCAGGTCTTAGTTCTATTGCAAATATCCCACGCCGACCAGCCAACTCGACTGTAGATCAGCAGTGCAGCGCGCAAATTAGTAAACGCATCTAACAATGGTGCTTGTGTGCATATACCCATTTGCTTACATATTAGGCCGTCATATTTTGCGTGTTCGGGTAGCCAGTGCACCCCATTAATTTGCATTAGCCCTGAGTCCGATCTGTGCGACCATTCCGCTACGCCAGTGATGTTGCAATCTTTATCTACCGTGTCACCGCCAGCACGATTAGGACAACAGCCTGACTCACGCAATGCGTATTTGGTTAACTGTGGTATTTGCTCTGGTTGCCACCCTGCCTGTATTGCTAGCGCTGGTAGCCATGAGCAGTCACCATGCCTGTAAACAGGCGCTACAGGCGTTGTAGTGGTCACTGGTGGCACATAACGGTATATGTCTGCCATAACCTGCCCGTAACCGCCGACAGGCTCATACGGTGTTTCTGATTGTGAAACGAATTCAACTTTGGCTGGTATCTGGCTGACACCTACACCGATTGCAGATAACGCAAACGCGATAGTTAATTTGATGATGAAGTGCATAAGTGCCCTCGACTTTCTCGGTCAAGAACACTTTACACGGGTTTTTTGATTACCGCAGGTATTAGCCCAAACACCTTATCCCAAGCCTGTTTTGCAAGTTCTGGACTGTTGCAGATCACTGAGTTCACTTCGACATGCCACCAATCACCAGGTTCGAATGTGCCACCCTTCCAAGTAGCGCGATCACATTTCCAAGATCGATTAAGCGCGTAATCAATCACTAACTCAATGCCTAGCGTGTCAGCGTTTTCTAATAATTTGTTTATGTACGCCAGCGATACTTTACGACCGTCTTGCCTGCCTATATTTTTTGCAGATATCCAACGATAAGAAATGTCGCATGCAACCCCTTTTGCATGGTTGGACACAATGCCAGGTTTGCCTCGAACATCGCGCACAACCCAAGTGCCATTATTCCACAACGATTTATCTGAATGGTATACAGCGCGCGTAACCCAAGTATCCATGCCTTGTAAAGGTTTTGCTACGACTGGCGCTGCATTGACTGTGTATGGTTTCATTCGGTTTCGGCTTTCGGGCTTTTCTTTATACCGTTAGATGCAACCAAACCTGATAACGCGCCTGTAAGAAACACGCTGATCGTGCTCAATAGGTCAACGATGCTGCCGTCAAGTGGCGATAATTCTGCAGGCATGTTCACAAACAGCATGCCAAACAGCAAACCGACAACCATAATTGCAAATGTGATTGCCATAGTCACACCGACAATAAAAACTAGTCGAGCGTGCAACGCTTCATTTTCTAATTTCGCACCTGTCCGCAGTGACATTTTGACACGGCCTTTCTATCGTTGTGTTTTTGATTTTGTATATCGTCGTGTTATTGGTTTTACTAAACGAACACGCCGACAGAATTAAACATGCAATAAAACTATGGCATAATATTTTCATTAATTAACTCATTTGTTGGCTCAATAAAATCTTGTGTTTCGTAACTGTATAAATATCCGATCCCCGCATAAGTTTTTGTCGGGTCATCAATATATGTTTGCACGCATGGCGCGCCAACAAAATTGGTGTACCAGTCGCCTGCAGGTATGCCTTCAATCGTTGCATCGTCAACACCTGTGATGACTTGTTGCACAATGTTGTTGTCGTTTAGTTCAGCCCAGTAAGTAGTCATTAGTCCCAATGCACATTTCCCGTGCCAGCAGTAATGGTTGCACGCTTATATCCACCTGATGCACCTGACTCTGTGCCTGTTAAACCTGCGCCGATAGTAATTGTCAGTGTGTCAACATAACGAAATATCACTACCCCCGAGCCACCGTTCGCGCCCGCGCCAGCCGACCCGCGACCACCACCGCCGCCACCAGTATTTGCACTACCCGCTGTACCTGCACCAGCACTACCGCCAGCGCCGCCGCCGCCCGCTCCTGCCGCCCCACCGATTGCCGCTCCGCCACCACCGCCACCAGCGTAAGTAACCGAACTGCCAGTGATTGAAGTTGCCTGACCAGCACCACCAGCGCCGCCCTGACCTGCACTACCCGTGCCACCAGCCGCCGAAGCGCCACCGCCACCAGAACCGCGACCACCGTTTGTATCCATTTCGCCGCCGTCAGAACCTTGATTAACTACGCCTAATGGGCCTGCAGTGTTGCCTGCACTGTCACCAAGACCACCACCAGAGCCACCTATTTTGCCTAAAACAAATGTTGTGATCGGGCCTGATGCGCCGCCACCCATGCTTGTAATTGTTGCAAAACTGCTAATACTTCCACTTGTCTGCGTACCTGCACCGCCAGCACCGCCGGCACCGATAACTACTGGATAATTTGTCGCTAACGAAATAATTTTAGGTTGCTCAACAGTTGAGCCAGAACCTGTCGCTGTAACCGTACAACGCATCCCGCCCGCGCCAGCGCCCCCGCCATAATTTGCACCCGCTCCGCCGCCACCAGCGACAATCAAATAATCAATGACAATATTTGCGGGTGCGCCACCGCTAAAAAAAATTGCAGCACTAGCACTAATAAAATAAAGCGTGCCACCCCCCCATTGTGCCAATGCTAAAGAACCCGCTGTGTTTACTGTTGCTGTGCCAGCCGTTATAGTGCAAACGCCCGCGCCAATATTTGAAATTTGGAGATTGTCGCCCGCGCTAAATAATCCTGTGTTAACTGTGATCGTGGTTGCACTTGCTGAATTCATATTTATTCGTTTGCCAGCATCGCCAGCGACTAAAACATATGAAACAGTTTTCGTGTTAACAGGAATATTGAATGTTGAATTTAATTGTGAAGCGGTCAATACTTGCGCCGCGACAAATGGGAATGGCGTAGTGGTCATAAAATCAGATTACCCTAAAACATTGAGCGATGGGGCGATCACACCAAATTGCAAATCATCTAAAATTAACTCGTAAACGATGACTGTTGGTGAAGTGAACAGCGCGATTGAATGACCTTGTGACAGGCTGATTGTGTGTTCAACACCTTCGATTGCTAGTTCTTGTGCCAGTTCGCTGGTAGTTGCACCAGTCGTAAATGTGTGTTCAATAGTGATTGTCTGCCCAATGTCAATAATCGCTACCTGGTCACGCTGTAGCCCTGTAAGGCTCATAAACGCTGTTTTAACCGATGTGTAACGCGCTATTGGTTCAGGTTCTAACAGGTAGTTAGCAAGGCTTAGCGCGGCTGTGTTATCGTGTAGCAGGCTTTCAGTGATGGACTGGGTTTGAATAAAATATAAGGTTTGGCTGGCAGCGTCATCGGCCACTTGCGGATTGTTACTGCCTCGAATGGTTACTGATGCGCGATTGCATACTTGATCTGCTTGAAACGATATGCCCACCCCGCTGTAGGGAATGTTTGTGCCGTCATCGTGGAAGTCTGCTACTGAACTGCTAAGGGTGTTGCCGATACGCGGTTGGAATGTCAGATTGCCATTGCGTGACATAAATAATCTGCCTTGTTCGGCCTGGTTAATTTGTGCCAAATATGCCTGAACTGATGTGCCATTGTCAACTGTGAATGCTGCTGAACCGCCAAGTGTTTGTGTGCCTGTACTGATTGCGCGTTGAGCAATCGGGAAGTCAACTTCTGGCAAATTAAGAACTGCTGTGATTCGAGCGCTGGACAATTGTTCGCTGACATTGAATTCATCCATATATGTTTGTGACAATAAATAAAAATCATCTGAACAATAAACCGTGACCGTGTCAATACCGCCCAACGCAAAGTTGTAATCGTAATTAACAATAAAACCTTTGAACAAATATTGTTTGACATTGTTTGTGTCGTATCGCGCAAAGCGTACTTTTCGCATCGGTGCTAAACCTGGCTGTTCAGTCGTTGCATCCCAATATGGTGAATCCTCGTTAAATGGGTTGAACACGCCTGTTGTGTCCAACATTGTGAACGCCATAGTGCCTGCACTGAATTGATCGCCAATGTCTTGCCGACCGCGTTTGATTGTTACATTGTCGCACCCATTCAAAACGCTGGCAAAATTGGTTGTACCGTTAAGCACGAACTGGGTATTGTCCAGCACACCCATTGTTGCCGAATCAAGTGTAAACGCATCCTGCAAAAATCCTGTGTCAATCTCTAATTCGTAATTACCAGATTGAACTACTGCTGTGCCTGCCATTATGCAACCTGAATCTGTGCTGGCCCTGCTGATCTGTTGTAAGCGCGTATGGCGTTGACTACTGCCTGCCCGATTTCGGCGCTGGTAGCCAGACCGCCAGTGACATTTACTGTTACACCGCCACCATTCATGCTGCCAAGTTGTGATAACGGAATTATTGCCTCTGGGCCTTTTTCACCCACCATTGCGAAAGTTGGCCCTGTAACAATTCCACCATTAGCAAAACCTGGAATGTTTATATTGCCAATATCAAAACTGCCAAACGAATCTTTCAAGTCAACAAGTTTTCTGAACATGCCAATCAGCACACCTAGCGGCCCTGTCACAACTATTATTGAATTGCCAAACATGTCAAATGCGCGTGACATTGCCTGAAATTTAACTTCTAAATAAACCATTGCAGCAGTAAGCGCAATGATGGCGGCTGCAACAAGCACATACGGGTTTGCGCTCGTTACCGCGTTCAATGCGACCGTTGCAATCTTTGTAAGTACCAGTGTGGCTTCATATATTTTCATTGCAACATTTGCAGCAATTACCGCTGTTGCAAGTGTGCCGATCACAGCAATAATTATTAAAAATACTCGTGTGTTTTCTTGTGCCCAATCCGCGACAGGTTTTAAGATGTTCAATAATCCAAGTAGCGCTGGCAATAGTGCAGCACCGATTGATTCTTTAGTTTCATCAAGCGCGATTGTCATGCCTTTCATACGGCCTTCAAACGAATTCGCTGCAACAGTGGCAGCACCACCAAACGAAACCGCTAGCGCATTAGTGATGTCATCAAGCGTGCTACTGCTATCAATAACACCTTTAAGGCTTGGGTCAAGTTTTGTCAGCGCGGCTGTCTGACCATTAGCCGCTTTACCTAACGCAAGTGTGACAGTTTCAAGATCTGTCCCTGTCGCCGCTGCTATGTCGAGTGCAGTAGTCATCAAACCTTGTGCAACCTCTACCGAACCAGTCGAACGAACCAGGCTCGCCATCGCAGGCCTCAAATCGTCATCAGCCACAGAAAACGCCTTTGACATACTGCTAATGAATTGCTCATTGCTCGCAATCACATCATCAGTAGCCATTGCCGAAGTGCGTAACTGTTGAGCCAATAATTCTTGTGCCTTTTGATCTTCGGCCGCTGCCTTCGCTGCAAAACCCAGACCTGCTGCCAAACCGCCAACAATTGCAACCGCTGGCACTAACGCCTTGTTAAGTGCGTAGCCCGTTTTCGCGCCCGCGCCATCAAGTGACGCAAATTCTTTGGCGGCCTGGTCGAATCCTTTAGTGTCCAGGCTTGAAATGATCGGGATGCTAATTGCCATGTTCAACCACCATTTTCTTGTTCAAAGTTTTCATAACTTTGTCAACGATCTTTTCAACACCGTTCACAACATTTTCACGATTTTTTTCGACAGCCTTTTCAAGTACGCGGGGCGCTGGCCCTTCTTCTTTGTTTAATGTTTCAGTGAACTTTGTTGTTTTGTTCTTGCCAGCATGTTCAAAGATTGCGCCCGCAATATCTTTTTGTTGCATTGCCATCAGTTCGTATGGTGTGGCTTTGAATGAAACAAAATGTGATTCACGCGGATTGTTTTCTGCATCGAATTTGTCTTTGAACATCACTGTTTTGGCTTTGTTGCCGCGCTTGCCGACTCTGGTGATAAAGCCTTGTTGTACTTTGCTGGTAGTCCAGAAAACTGATTTGCCTTTAATCAATGAATACTTGTACATCCTGGATAGTGGCGCTCCATTGCCTTCGCTGTTTTCAAAATGTTGTACAGCGCTTCGAGCGTCAGCCACAATGACATCGCCTTCTTTTTTGATGTCTTTAGTTACCTGTTTGCGATAGGTTTTGTCAAAGTCGTTTAGGTCTTTCAGTGTTTGCTGAATGCCAAAGATTTTGACTGATGCTTCCATAGTTACTTTTTGCCTTTGTTTCTGGTATTGATAACACTAATGACTGTTACCAAGTCTCTGTGGTCAAAGGTAA